CATCGTCGGATCTGTCGTCACTGTGGGCATGATCGGCGCCTCCTCGGCTCGGTTTTGGGCGAGTCAAACGACAGTCAGACGACAGTCACGCGACAGGCCATTTTCTAAGCCCCTGTTCTCACAGGGAAAAAGTGCCGTTCCAAACGACAGTCAAGCGACAGTCAAACGACAGAGCCCCAAAATGGGGCGACTCCCTGGGTGCGCGTATCCGTCAGATCACAGTGTGTCTGCACGCACCCAGGAGGCCAGAAAAACGACGATCGCAGCACAAAGCAGAAGACCGCGATCGTCACTGGGCAGGGTGATCGTAACCGTCCACTAGTAATGAAGTGTGACTGCCCAGATGGGGGTGCCTGTCGCCCTGTAATGCTAGCTGCTGTGTACCGAACATCTCGCAGCCCTGCTCCTGTAACCACTACCAGGAGGTCTGCTGTCTGTATCTATACAGGGCGACAGACTGAGGCGCTGGGTGGGAGCGATGCGACTCCCTGTGCCGTGACTGCTGACTGTTGCGTACGACACCCCAGCAGAAGTGATCACTCCTGATCAGCCTGATCAGGCTGTGGGAGGAGCTCGCCCGGCTCGACCTGTAGTGCGCGGGCCAGCTTCAGCAGGGTAGAGACGTAGGTGTCACCACCATCCAACTCTATCCTGGCCAGCGTTCGCACTGGAACGCCCGCCTGACGTGCTAGCCAACGTTGCGAGATACCTCGCGATTCTCTGATCTCTCGTGTTCGTAACATAACGTGTGACACCTCCTGACGTATGTGTATGATCATACTGTGGACTGTCGACCGTGTCAACGTTTATTGTCAGTCGTGACACTTTTTTGTTGACACATGCTGCCACGAGTGGCATACTCTAAACATGACAACGTGATCACACACTGATCACGCAACACACAGGAGACTAGACATGACCTCAACACACTCAACACTGATCGCCACCGTCGGCCCCTACGATCTGCGCCACAGCGATGGCACCCAAGATTGGCCTGGCTTCTCGACTGGAGGGCTGGCTCGCGGCTACTGGTTCGGTACCGACATGCACCGCGAGCACATCGCCTACGACCTCGACGCAGCCCTCACCGAAATTTGCGCCCAGGCCGACTTCCTGGGACTCACCGCTGAAATCTACTAAGCACCCAGACGGAGGCGGCTCAGTCAGCCGCCTCCTCAACACACAGGAAACTAACCAATGACGACACCCAACACACTCAACCTCGACACTGTCTACACCGTCACCAGCGATCGCTACGGCCACTCGTTCACATTCACCGAGAGTGAGCTGCCCGCCATCGAGCGCCTGCTGGCGTCCATGTTCCCCGGCACCGAGCTGCACGACGTGGGCGGCTCGATCGTCGACGAAGACGGGCTCGAGTTTGCAGAGATTGCCTCGCCCGAGTGGCTGGCCTACGAGGCCAACCGCCAGCTCAAACGCGTCGACGCGCAAGTCACCGATGCCGTCGGCCCCCGTGACGACATCTACGCCGCACCCGGCACCCACGACAGCACACTGATTCTCAGCGACGGCACCGCTACGGTCGAGGGCAACGCCGCCGAGATTATCCAGGCCCTCGAGGCGCTGCCCGTTCTGGCTGGCTGGCAGGCTGCTTGGGCAGCGCTGGCCGACTTTCCTCTGGCCTGCGACTGTGGATGCTGTAGCTGCTGCGGCTGCGACGACACGGACACCGACACCGAGCCTGAGCACTACGAGCCTAGCGAAGCCGAGCTCGAGCACTGGCAGGACATGTGCCACGAACAGTACACAGGAGCGTAACAGTGAGCGACACCAAACGCACCCTAACCGAGATCGGCGCTGACCTTGCAGCGACAGCACGTCAGCGCCGTCTCGAGGGCCTCTCTGAGCTCGCCGTTGACCTCCCGATGGTCGCGCAGTGGCAGAACGAGGCAAACAGCGCTTACAGAACCTACCGCCAGCGTGAGCGCCAGGTGGAGGAGTGGCGCTCGTCACTCAGCCATGAGGAATACGATCTTCTCCAGAACCCGATCCGCCTGGGCGACACTGTCTACTGGATCGACGGCGCGCGCCTTCACAGTGTGAACGTTTACACCACCCCACGCCTCGAGGACGAGATCGCCGACCTTGAGCACTACCAGGAGACTGATAATGAGTAATACCCCCACACCCACACCAGCGCTCGCGGCAGCGCTGGCAAAAGCGCAGGCTGAGATCCGGCCTGCCCACATGGACCGCACAAACCCACACCTCCGCACGAAGTACGCTTCGCTGGCCAGCGTCCAGCAGGCAGCACGCCCGATTTTCGACCACGGCCTGTCCTACGTGCAGCTGCCCGACTATGACGGCCAGCTCGTGCGCCTCACCACCCGCCTCCAACACGAGAGCGGCGAGTTTATTGAGTTCACCACCTCGGCACCGCTGGCCCCTGGAAAACAGCAGATCCAGGCGCTCGGCAGCACCATCAGTTACCTGCGCCGCTACGCTCTCTCGAGCCTCCTCGGTATCGCCGCTGGTGACGACGACGACGGCGAGTCCTACACCAAGCCCCACGAGGTTACGCGACGCCCACGCAGCACACCCAGTCAAATGGCCCAAAAAGTCACCGCTCAGCAGCGCCAAGCACCGACAGCCCCACCCCAGGAGCCCCAACGCAGCAAAAACCCGCTCGCGCACTACCACGCCACCACGAAGGACCTTGGGATCGAGGGCAACCCCAAGCGATGGCTGGTTGGAGGCGACACGCTGTCGAACGCTACACCTGAGACGCTCGAACGCATGGACGCGCTCGCGTTCGCACTGAAGCGTTGGGAGAAAAGCGGTCGACTGTCTGCTGTGCTCGAGCTCGCACAGCTCACCACAGCTGACGACCTCCGCGCGGCCTGGGCAGCGCTTCAGCCCGACGAGCAGGCACTGCTTGCGCCGTGCAAGGACTATCTGAAAACCGTACACGCCCAGACGGACGGAGAGACACGATGACGAAACCCAGAGCTCTGAGACCTTTAGTGCCTAACAGCAACGTTGAGACGCTGTGCATGGCCATGTTTTGCGCCGGTGTCACCGAGACGTCTTACCCTGCTCATCCTGGGTTGACTGGCTTTGAGTTGGGAGAGCTCTCCCAACTCACAACGGACCAGGCTACAAGCTCAGCTGCCTGGATGGCGCGTTGTGGCCGAGCAGTCATCACTACGCCTAGTAAACTATCGTATCGACGGTACGTGTTGAGCGCTGAGCAGACTGCTCAATGTGCCGCAACATTGCGTGGGCAAGGACGGCAGCGTCCAAAGGTTCCTCTCTCTGAGCAGATCATTAAATTCTTGGCTGGTGCCCGCCAGCTCACCAGCAGTGAGATCGTATCCTTAGCCACTAGCCTTGGCTGGGGGTCGGGCTCAGTTTACAATCTGCTCTCCAAGATGTGGAAGCAGGGAGAACTCCAACGATCTGGCCCATCTGGCTGCTACACCTACAGCTTGCCTACACAGCCAGCAGAGCACACCAAACCAGCAGAGACAGTCGAAGGTTCGACACCTGTCACTATTGAGAGCCACATCATTGAATTCTTGGCTGGCGGGCATCGGTTCACTAGCGGTGAGATTGCATCCTCGCTCGCCAGATTTGGCTTTGACTCGAGCTCAGTTCTTAGTCGTCTCACCAAGATGTGGCAGCAGGGAGAACTCCAACGATCTGGAGTGCCTGGCTACTACGCCTACAGCCTGCCAGCAGAGCCAGCAGAGACAGCAGAGCCAGCAGAGCACACCGAGCCAGCAGAGCCAGCAGAGACACGATGACACAGCGTCTTACCCAAGCTATCGCAAGCGCTGCGGTCATGTCGCGTGACGAAGTGTACGAGGCTGTTAGAGAGCAGCTGGCGCACAACCTGCGCGCCTGTGTCGTGCTAGACCTCGTCTACCACATGGGGCTGTATCTGACTGAGATCGCTCACCTTGCACAGTCCAACGTCTGCACATGGGACAACACGATTTTGATCGGTAGCCTCGAAGGCTGGGATCTGCTGTGGATGCCTGACGAAGTCGAGCGCAGCATGGGCGAGCTCCTGGCCAAACAGCCGGGCGACTACGTGATCCAGAACTACAAGGGCCAGCGCTGCACGACGCGATCCATGCGACGCTGGATCAACCCACTGATCCACGCCCTGGATAGAGACCCTGGCATCTTTGGCCTCTGCTCGCTCGGGCACGTTGGCACCAAGCGCTCACTGGTGATCGAAAGCCGCAAAGCTTCACGCGAGCAGACTCGCCTCGTGTACTTCGTGCAGCGTCCAGACGGCGCAATTAAGATCGGGAAGACTGGCAACCTGAAGGCTAGGCTTCAGACGCTACAGAACCAACTCAACCTACCAGTCACGCTCCTGGCGACTGCACCAGGCTACACAGAGTTAGAGTACAAGCTCCACAAGCTTTTCGCTCACGCCAACCTGTGCGGTGAGTGGTTCCTGCCTGTGACTGAGCTGCGCGACTACATCGACGACCTACCGGCCAACACATAAAACAGTGGACAGATTAGGTCCACCCCCAACCTGTCACCCCCTGTCAGTGCTTACCAGTGCTAGTCAGCCTCCACCACGTCGATCTCGAGCGTGCCACCGTTCGCGATCCACGCCTCGTTCAGTTTTCGCCGACACGCCGCCCACTCGATGACCGCAATACACCCAGTGCTGGTGCCTGCCGCGTGGATCATGAACGGCCAATCGTCGAGGGCGAACGTGCGCCGGTTGTAGGTGGCCATGTCGTCACGATCCACCGGAAAAATCCGCGCCATCGACAGTGTGTGGCCTTTCGGGTGTTTCCGCGACTCGATGGCCTCCACCATGCGCCACGTGATCGGCGGTGTCAGCCCCCCGTACTCCTTTGGGTCGAGCCGGTTTGCCGAGCCCGTGATCACTGACCACTCGCCCAGTACCTGGTCACCCTCGCTCACCAGTTGGATCTTGCCAGGGCCCTTGGGCTGGCTGCTGTCTCGTATCACCTGTGCGTAGATCATCACGTCACTCTCTCCTGAACAGTTGGGGTGACGTCACCGCGACCACTGCGACTGTGATCGCCAGCACCGCCACGGTGGAGGTAACTGTCACCGCTACCACGAGCGGTGTGTGGTTTCGGTACGCTGGCCGGGCTCGGAGCACGAGCACCTCGCGACGTAGGAGCATGATTTCTGCGTCTCTCGTCGCTACACGGCGGGCACAGCGTGCCTCTGCGTCGGCGAGCGTGCGCCGATTCTCGATTTTCTGTCGCTGGACCTTGGAGGCGCACTGGTTCAGCGCCTTCGTTAGCTGCTGGGTGGTAGTGAGTTTTTCAGCGTTCGCCGTTCCCAGGCTGGCACAGGCCCACCACAGAGCCACGAACGACACCCAGATCGGCGAATTTAGCTTCTCCCAGCGTGACAGCGCCTCCTGTGCGCCTGCCTCGATCTCCTCGTCCGTCTGGCCCACGTGCGGCTCCGTTACAGACTTTTCACGCTCAGAGAGTGCGCGTAGGTCTAGCTCAGCCTGTCGAGCGTTGCGCTCAATCTGCTCCTGCTCCACCTGCTCGGCCAGCGTCTGTGCCTGGCGCCGCTTCACGTAGTTTCGGATCATCTCGTCGCTGTCAGCCCTCGAGAGCCCCAGCCCACGAGGGCGAAAAATCGCGTAGAGCGACACTAGCGCACCCAGGACACACGAGCCCACGATCGCGTATAACTGCCAGCCCATCTCAGCCTCCCTTCGTCTTCGTTTTCGTCGGTGCCTTGGGCGCTTCGGGCGCTGGGCTCCGCTTTGTCTTCTCCTCGGCGAGCTTCCCCACAGACGCCTGGAATTTCTCGCCCACCACCACAAGGCCACTCGCTGACATGTAGGTCACGACAAGCGTGATGAGCAAATACATCGCCGAGTCACCTTTCACGGTGCCAGCGTACACCAGATGGACGCACGCCCCCGACACCACACAGGAAAACAGGAACGCGCAGACTTTCAGCCACTCGCTCGCGCTGGCCTGGCTGTCGCTGCGTATCAGATCTCTGAACCACTGCACTCTACACCTCCTCCTGATTCGCCACGATTTGTGGAACGTGCGCGGCCACCTCGGCCGCGCACTCGTTGAGCACCTGTTGAACGGCAGGAGCGCGCCACGGGTCACCCTCACGCTCGCAAAAATGGAACGACAGGTAGTAGAGGAAGCGCCTCTCGGCGTCGACGAACACGGGACGCAACACAGCCACCTCCACGCCGTTCGCTTCGTAGTACACCCGCTGAGGGTCGCCTTTTGGCAGCTTCCTGACGGTGAGCTGTGAGCCCTCGCCGCTCCGAGCCATCGCGATCAGTCGCTCGCGTTTCTCGCTGCTGGCGAGCCGGATCGCCCGGAACAGGTGACGCGACGCCCGCTGCGCCTCTGCGGTGGCCTGCTCGGCTAGCACGGTGACGAACAAATGCTCGTTTTCGTCGATTGGCCCGCCGTGATCGTGGCAGTACGCCAGAAGCACCCTACACAGCGAGGGAGTGCTGTGTAGTGCGGCTGACAGCGCTGAACTGATCAGGAACGACGGTTGCACCGCGCTGAACACGCCAGAGGGTGACTGCTGGGGAGTGTAACCGCCGATCGGGCGGTCCTCTCGCGGTTTACGACGGAGAAGCCACCGGATCAGATCCAGGAGCTTTCCGACGACTGCCGCCCACGATGCCACGATCATGTCAGTGCCCCCTACGCATTGGGTGGACCCCCGTCTGTAAGCGTCAAACGTGATATCTCGTAGGTGGCCTCCACCGTGCTGCCGTTGAATTTTCCGAGCTCGATGGTGAACTCAGCAGGAGCGAGCTGTCGTGTCACTGTGTGCGTGTCATAAGCCACAACATCAGTCCAGTCGTTGTGGCCGGGAACACTGCTTTGAGCGTTACTGCTACGCCGAACGTAGAGCTTGCGAGCGTTCCAGAAGCAGTCGACCCAGCACTCATCCAGGAAGATCTCTATGAATTGGTCATTTAGACCATTGGTGGAGACTCCCCAGAGCTCTTTTTTCGTGTTCGTGCCCAGGGCGAGGGCGCTAAAGATCTCAGTCTGGCCGTCTGTCCGACGAAACCCCACACTGAGGAAGGTCCCAAGGTTGGCGGTCGTGAGGCGTTTCACGTAGAAACGCCAGTACCAGGGACGGACCCCGAAGACATTGCCGTTCCAGACCAGAGAGGGGCGCTGGTCCCCGCCTGCTGGGGCGTGGAGTCTGACTCTGTCTGATACGACGGTGATCGTCGAATCCGACGGAGTGGTAACCGTCCAGTCGCCGCCGATCGATGCGCCGGACAGCTCGTCGTCCATGACCAGTACAGGACCTGGCGTATAACCTCCGCTGCCGCCTGTGACGCTGCCATCTGTGAGTGTGTCGTTTGCGAAACCCATCGTGTGCCTCCTTACGCGCGGTGCGCTTCGAATTGCAGTCCGTACGCTTTCGCGCCCGAGGTGCCGCCAGTGATCGCCACGGTGAGCTTGTCGCCTGTCCTGAAGCTGCGCCCGCTGAGCGCTGCCCCGCTGGTCGCTGTCGACGTGTAGAGCGTGGCAGTGTGCGTCCCGTCGCCCTCAAAATCGATCGTGACAGTCAGCGTGTCGCCGCTCGGGAGCATCCACTGTAGATCCGAGATTTTAGCGGGTGTGGTCAGCGTGAACACGTCGCTGATCGTGTTCGTGCCCGTCTCCTGGGTTGTGTGCTCGAAGGGCTGGTTCTCTCTCAGCCCTGTCACTGTGTAGTTCGCCATCGTCGTGGTCTCCTGTTAGGGCCTGGTGGCCGTGGTGTATAGCGTGGTTCCTGCGCTCTCGGGCTGCGAGAGCGAGCGTGTCTCTGCGACTGTGATCTGGTGAATGATGACGTACTGGCCGGTCGTTCCGAGCGCTTCGACGTCGATCTCGTTCACGCGGCCACCGCTGACCGGGATCGTGCTGTCGAACTCCTGGTAGCCTCCTGGTAGCGAGATCGTCGCGCTCACCTCGTTGCGCGTTCGGTTGTAGAAGCGCAGCGTCGTCGCCGACTGCGCTGTGACGAGCCCGAACACGCGGAATCTACACGGGTTCGAGCCTGCGCCCACTGCCGTGCTGTCACTGTCGACTCGTGGTGTCGCGTACGCCTGGATCATCGGTGGGAAGTCAACGAATCGCTTGTTGCTGCCGACGTCATAGGACTTATCCTGGCCGCCATCGATCGGTGTCCAGTAGTCTACAGAGTTATTGAACGCCCAGCGTAGACCCTCGCCCACCCCAATGTGCTGGCCGTGATCGGCGCAGTACTGGGCGTTTCGGGCCAGTGGCGTTCCCACATAGCAGTGCTCGTGAGGCAGGAACACCAGTTGGCCCGCGCCTGGCGCTGCGACACCTGTTAGGATCTCGTGTAGCCCGTGGCTCGTGGTGGCGATCTTGCCCATCACTACGGCTCTACCACGCTCGCCCGTCTGGGCGTTTGCGTGTCTGAGCATGCTCAGACTCCGTGATACGTCTCCCACTGTCTCTACCTCCGTTCCAGGTCGCTCGGCACTGCGAGCGGTGTGTCACCGTTGCTGGCCTCGTACGTTCGGTTCGTTCCGTCACTCTCGCCAATCTCAAACAGCGACAGCCCCATCATGTCGACGTCAACGTTGTTGGTGCTGGTACAGCGCACCTCTACAGCGTAGCGGTTGATCACGCCCGCTGTGCAGGGAATGCCTGACACAAACAGCGTTTCGTCACTGACACCGTTCCCCGTTGCAACCGCGCTGTGGTTGCCGGTGTTTATGTGGTACAGCCTGACCTCGATCGTCTCCGTTGGCTTTGCTTGGTGTCGAAAGTAGACGTAGCCCACCACGTACGGTGCCGACGTGGGCGGGTTGCCCGAGCTGTTGAAGTTGTAGGTGACATAGGTTAAGAACATCGGGTCTGTCGTCGCCGTACCTGCTGGTGTGCTCGCTGCTGTCGTCCTCCTGGCCCCTGCGCTTGCGTCGGTGTCCCAGTAGTACCAGACGTTCTGTGAGTGGGTGTGTACGGCCCAAAGTGGCGCTGTCGTGCGGTAGGTGCGTGCTGAGTAAACGCAGCCCATTGGAACGGAGCGGCCACCGTGACCCGCGCTGTAGTGGTCGTGACCAATAATCCGCTGTGAGCTTGCGCCTGGCGCTGCCCTGTCTGTGAGGAACTCGTAAAGAGCGTTGGCCCTCATCATGGCGCTGGTTATTGTGTAAACGTCGACCGGTGCGTCGTTCGCTACCAGCTCACTGTCAAGCACTGCGTTGGGGTACCTGTAGACTGTCTCCCCGCTGGGTTGTGGCACCATGTCGATCAGCCCTGTTTTCGGCTGGCTCTGCTGGTACGTCTCCCACACCAGGATTGCAAAAATGTCGAGCTGGCACTCTTCGACCCGCTCTTGCTCAACAAGCGGTTCGACGACGAGGCCACCAAGCCCAAGCCAGTCGACTTGTGGTATGCGTCCAGTGAACTGCACCCACACGGGCACGTCGTTTTCGTCCATGATACTGAGCACCTGCTCTGGGCCAGAGTTAAATTGGAGGTGCCAGTCGCACCCAGTCGCTCGGTAGCGAATCGCGACTAGATACGACTGGTTAGCGTTGGCGTTGAGCCCTGGGCTCGCGTTCATCCAACCCAGCCCGCTCGCGATCGTACCGACAGCAATTGGGTCAAAGACTTTGATCGCCGTGTGCCCGCCGTCTGCTGCCCAGCACAGCCCACGGATGATCGGCGCGCCGCCCTCGAAAGCGTGATCGTGCCCAAAATACTGCTGGCTCGTTGCGCCCGGTGCTGCGCGGTTTGCCGCTGCCTCGTCCAGTGCGTTGAGTTGGGCTAAAAGTTTTCGTCCCTCGCCCTGCTCAGCCTGCACGGGTGCGCCTGGTAGGATCTGCGCGTTCGGTATGCTGTCCCAGTCTCGCTCTGTCGCCATTAGGGCCCCCACTCGTAAGGATCGTCACCACCTGTCAGAATCGGTTGTTCGTCAGCCCACCACAGAAAATAGGGTGTGCGCTGTGTCTGTCGGCTCCCACCGTCCACCGCTGCGTAATCGTCCAGCCTGATCAGGTCACCGGCTGCAAGCCACCCAGGCAGCGCGGCCACCTCGATCTCACGGGCGTTATAGTCGATCGCGCTGATCGTGGTGCTCACTGTCGTGGGTGTGCCTCCCAACGTCGACACGTCGATGATCTGGACGTTGTCGTTGGTCAAAAACCAATCTACGTCCTCCTGGCCATCGCGGCCAGGGCCCAGGATATCGCCGAGTGCCTCTTCGCGTGGCCTGCTTGGTGAAAAATATGTGTCGGCTGCGGGCTGTAGCGTGATCACTGAACCCGCTACGCTCTCCACCAGTGCGGCTGGGGCAAACAGCCCAACACGCCCCTGCTCTCGAAGCCTCAAAAGTCGCAGCGTGACTGCTTCACCGCTGGGTGAAAACTCTACCACCTCAAACCATGCCAGGTTCAGACCGGTGCTTCCTGTCTGCGTCGGTAGGTGTGGAATCGTCACCTGGATGAGCTGCCCCGGCTCGAGCACGTCGAGCTCGTTTTCAGGGATCTCACAGGTGAGCATTGGCGTAGGCTGGCCGTACCGTAGCAACGTGGAGACGGCCAGGAATTGTGCAACGCCGATCGCTGACGCTGCCGGGTACAGTGCCGCTCTACCGCCCGACACTTCGGGGTAACTGCGTGGCCCGTGAACTGCGACACTCTCGCCCACAGAGTAGGTTGTAGTAACTCTGTCGCGCTCAAACTTCCAGGTCCACTGGTTATAAATGCGCCCCGTCTCGATGGCCCAAGTTGGCAGGCTGATCAGGTCGTCGACCGTGAGCGTGCGCTGGCTCGTACTGTCGGGGTAGAGGGCGTAATCGTGGCGTGCTGTGATTTGTCCAGACGTGCTGACGTAGATCCGTCCACCTGTCGCGTGTGCGAGCTCCTGGAGCGCTGATTTTGGCGAAACTGGCTCACGTAGCACCGCGGTGTGTGCGATTGAAAACGGACGGAGCGAGGCAAAACTGTCAACGTCGACGTCGGCCAGTGTAAGCCCTGCCCCGAATCCGCTGGGTAGGACGTCGTAGACGCCGTTGGTGCCGTCTCCTCTGTCGCTGAGCAGTAACTGAAGGACGAGATCGACGTGTGAGCCCGATTGAACGTAGACCTGTTGGACGGGTGACCCGTGCGCGTGGTCCTCCTGCTTCGTCGACACCTGTGCGCGAGTGAGTTGGGCAAACAGTTGTAGGTTGGGCGAGGTGACAGACGAGCCGACAGCCGGTGCTTTCCCCGTCGCTGCGTGGTAGACGTACCCCAGGTCGTTGATGTAGGTGACGGTGGTCGTCACGATCTCCGACGTCGCGCTGTCCGTGAATCGGATTGAGTCACCGACGCGGAACAGGCCACCGCCAGCGCCGAGCTGGTAGGATGGCCCGCGTGACGTGGTGAACACGTTGTTCACCACAGCCGAGATCGCCGGGTACGCCGTTTGGCGATAGCTGATCACTTCGTCGTTCACTGCGATGGCTGCGTTCGTCACAGTGGCGAGGACCCCGGCTGCTGCCGTCGTGTCGCGCTGAAACGGTTCAGACTCGCGGTCGACGACGACAAACACGCTGGCCACTGTCTGGTCCTTCGGTATCGAACCCGCACCCACCAGGCCACGGCGTTTTTCGTCGCGCACGTTCGCGAACCTGAGACGGCCAGTGGCCCGCTGTCCTGCTGCAATCGTCTCCCTCTCGAGGTCCTGCGCGACTGAGATTAGCGACAGGACAAACCCGGTGCCGTCGAACGACACGCCGTCAATGCGGCCCGATGCAATTGTGGTGAGCGCTGGCGCTGCTTCGGTGGGGTCGAAGATCCTGATCCACACTTTTCGCCCGAACCACGTGGGGTTGTAGCCGTACACCGCTTGTGAACCGTTCACAGGCTTGACTGTCTCGCTGTGCTCCTGGGCTGTCGTCCCGTAGTAACCGCGAGTACAGCCTGTGAACGCCGAGGCCGTCTTCGCACCGTACGCGATGGCCTCACGTCCCACCCAGATCACACCCGACGCAGCGAACAGGCTGGTGTCTGTCACGCTGACAGTGGTGGTCGTGCGGTTTATGTCGGCTGTCAGCGTCGTTCGTGGCTCGGTGAGCCTGCTCTGTAGGTAGGCGCTGACCTCGGTGACACCGACGCTTAGCCCGCCGTTCTGGAAAGAGCCGTCGTAGGGGCTCACGCCCATGGTCATGATAGGTGGGGCAGTGATCACGGCCTCTACCAGAGTCTGTCCCCAACCTGGTGTCACCAGTGACCCTGCGCCCGTAAAAGCTACGCTCTCGCCCTCGATCTCGATCAGAAAGTCCCGTTGCTGCTGTGCCATCGTCGTCTACGCCTTCCAGAGTTTTGTCTCGATCGTCAGATCGAAATACGGGTAGCCAGGGAGGCGAGTTGGGGCCAGTGTGCTGAGCGAGTCGCCGAACAGGTGGCGCTCCTCGTAGTCGTCAGGCTGCGTCTTGTCGGCGATGTACCTGATTTTACTGCCGGTCTTCGCGTACGGCAGCCAGAACTGTGAGACGTACCGTTCACGGTCGTCGTCCGTCAGGAAATTTGTCTGGAGGACTCGCCGCTCTCTGTAGGCCACCTCGTTGGGTGCAATGGCCCCGGTGAAGTCACGCACGACAACACGCCCGCCAAGCGTCTCTACCTGAGACACACCGCTGGTGTAGCGCAGGTCGTCGCCTGCCACTACAGTGGTGTTCGTCACAGGGCCTTTCGGGTGCCAGCAATTACATGGGATCGTGTCGCTGTCGAACGCGAGATCGTCGCCTGGGTATACCCCCGAGGCGTCAACGATCCAGCCGTAGTGGTTCGCTCCCTGCTCGCCCTCGTCCACGTCACCGCCGGTGAGAAGTTTGTCACTCTCGGCAGTCGAGGTCTTCAGGTAGAACCCCGCCAGCGTGCCGCCTGCTGCTGTGATCTGGATGCTGCTGTCCTCCACGTTCACGCTGTAGGAGCCGGAGTAGCCCGACGCTGCTGACTCGAGAGTGAGCGCGTTGGCGATTTGGTAGGCCAGACTCTCGCTGGCTGTCGCGCTGTACGGCCAGTAGGTGCCCGCTGGGACTGTAGTATCGAGGTTCAGCACGGTGGTCCCGTTGTCCTCGGCCCAGTCTAGCCGGTCGTTGCTGCCTGCTGTGATGGTGATCTGCCCCCAAAAATAGGGGATTGCGAGTGTCGGCACTAGCCCAGCCCTCCGATTTTGATCCCGGTGGCCCTGGCCTGCGCCTTAGCCCAGCGAGCCATCGAGCGATACTCGGCTGGCGCTGTATCGCGAGCCCGACGCCACGGCACCGAGTTAATGTTGTTGAAGATCACGATCTGACGTTCAGCCTCCTGAGGTGGCGTCTGGCCCGGTACGCTCGCTTGAAAGGTGCTGGATGGTGCCGTGCTAGTGCTAGACTGGCCCTGCCCACCCACGACGGCAGCGCCGCCCTTCAGAAGCCCACCAAGGACGCCTAAGCCTGCCGACGCTCCGAACAATCCCGCCGCTGTGGCCTGCCCACCTGGCACCACCAAGAAGCCCGCTGCTTTCGCTGCGAACACGGCAGCGAACGAGAGCGCCACGTCACCGAGCGCGCTCAAGATCGACTTTCCGAAGTTGGAGAGCGCCTGCTCTGGCTGCGTAATCATGTCGGTGAAAATCGTGCTGAACGCTCCGCTGATCTTCTGGGCAAGCCCCAGGAACTGGTTCGCCGCGAGCTGCCCGAGCTCGGCTGTGGTGTTTCTCACCGAGTCACGGAGCGTCATGACAAACGCCCCTAGGCCAGTGCGCCGGTACTCCTCAAGCTGCACCTGCTGTCTCGTGACGTCGAGCTCCTGTTTCCTGAGGTCGACGGACGTCTTCAAAAACGTGATCTGCGCCGCCATGCGTTGGGCTTGCTGGCTGGCTGGGTTGAGCTGTCGGCGTTGTTTCTCAAGGCTAAGTCGCGTCGCCTCCTGCTCGGCAATCTGGGTTTGCAGGCTTCGCACCTGAGCCATCGCTGGTACCTCGCCGGGCTGGCCTGAAACACCCGCCTGGAGTCCTGCGATTCGTGCGCGCTGTTCGGTGAGTTGGCCTTTCCGCGTCAGTGCTTGGCGCTGCTGCTCGAGCCGGTACTGCTCCGCTGCAAGTTTGGCCTGGGCTGACTGGCTCAGAGCGATCTTGGCCTGCGTGTCGGCTCGTTGGTTCACAACTTTGCGTAGGTTGGTGGCCTCCTTGATCTGCTTCGCCAGGATCTTGCGGTCAGCGTCTGTCTGCGCCAGCTTTCGACGCGCAGTGAGTCGAGCGATCTCAATCTTGAGTAGCTCAGCTTGCGCCTCGAGATCTTTCATCGTCGCCAGGGCAGCATCACCCCGGTCCCTGACGATGAAACCGTCCAGTTGCGCGAGTTTTTCACGGTCCGTGCGTAGCTGCTCTGTGGCGCTGGCCTCGGCTTGTGCGGCCTGGACACGTTGGGACGCGAGAGACGCCCTCTCCTCCACCTTAGCGAGCTGAAGGGTGAGCTTGAGTAGCTTCTCTTGCTCCTTGGCCTCGGCCTTGACGATCTCGAGTGTGTTGAGAAGCGAGTTGATCTGGCGTGTGGCCAGATCGCTGCGCGACTTCTCGAGCACTGCAATCGTTCGGTTGATCGCTACCTCGGCCTGGCCCAGTGTCTTGCGCTTGTTGATGAGCTCGTTCTGTACCTGCTGTTCCTTGACCTGTGACTGACTCACCAGCAGGGCTGCGCGTAGGTTGTTGGTGCGCTGTTGCTCGCCTTTGATCATGTTGTCGAGGCCACCCAGCCCAGCCTCCATTGCCGACTTCACCAGGAACTGGGCTCGACGAGCGCTCTTGCTCGTAGCCTCTAGAAAGTTTGGCCCGAGCTGTGCGGTGAACTGCTTCGCAAGCTCGAGAGCCTGGGCCATGCCCGCAATAACTGGCCCGATGCCTGCCGCACCTTGTGCCGAGATCGCTGCCAATGCTGAACGCTCGAAATTTCGCAGTGCTGCTCGTGCTGCTCCCTGCCTGGCGATCTGCTCCTGCAATGCTTCGCTTTGTGCCTGTTGGCGTGCCTTGGCTTGAGCCTTGCGTCGTCGCTCTGCTGCCGCTGCTGCCCGGCCCTCTGCCGTGTACCGTTTTTTCACTGCCTCAAGCTCGGCCTCGAGCCGGTCCTCGAGAGCCTGCTGAGCTCGCTGCTGTCGCTGCTGCTCCGCTGCTGCTGCGTTTCGGAGCGTCGCGTCCAGCGCAGCCTGCCCCTTCGTGATCCGAACGTACAGTTGAGCCCAGCCCGTGGCTGACTTCTGTAGAAATCCGGTCACTGTGCTAGCCACGTCTCGGATCGGACCCTTCAAACCCTTCAGCGCGTCTGCGAAGTCCCTGATCGCTGGCATGAGATCCTTGACGATACCCTCACCGATGCTCCTGAGATCCTTCGCGATCTCGTCGAACGGGTTGGCCTTCCCGAGCTCGCCAAGGCTGCGCTCCATCGCTGCGCTGGCCCCGGTAAACTGTAGGAGCGCTTGGATACGCTGCCCCTGTCCAAGCGCTGCGCCTCCCTGTGCAGCCTGCTGGCGTAGCATCTGGTTCTGTAGCCCAGCCTGGGTCTTCACCTCGCCGGTGATTTTGGAGAGTGCGCCGAGCTCGCGTGCCGTGATCTGGCCTGTCTTCAGCCTCGCCTCGAGCGTTGCTTTCGATTCGCCCGTGACTGCGGCCAGTATGTTAACCAGGTGCGCGAATCGCTGGATCTCCTCCTGGCTCAACCCAAGCTGTGCGGCCTCTGTGGCTAGTGACAGCGCCTCAAACTGCGTCTTAACGTCGCTGAGCACGCCCTGGAGTTGGCTGGCGTCTTGTAGCGTGACGTTGAACAGTTTCGCGCTCGCCAGGGTGTCGAACTGCGTGTTGACACGGGCGACGATTGCCTGCATCGCCTTAAACGCACCGACACCCAGGGCCACTGCTGCGCCGACTTTCGCGACGGCCACAGCCGCCTTTGCAAAATTCTCCTTGGCTCGGGTGCCAGTGGCCTTGAACTCGTCCTTGAGCCCCTTGGTCTCCTTCTCGACCTTGTCGACGGCCTTGCCCACTTTCTCAACCGAGCGTTCGGCCTGGGTGGAGTCGACCACCATCGTTATCTCGAGTTGCTCACCGCTGCCGAATGTTGCCACTGTCGGGCCTCCTGTCGTTCTGCTTCTTCATGTACCAGGATTCAGCCTCGCTGCTGGCGCTCTCGATCGCCTGCATGGCTCGCTGATAGTGTAGCGTCTCGTGCCTCAGCCCGCTGCCGTTGGGCGTGATGCCGTGTCGGTAGCTACCAAACAGGGCAAGCACAGCCTGGGTCCACGGGTGTCGGAGCAGTTTGAGCGGGCACCGATTGATCACGGTGCCGCCCAGATCATACGTGAACCCCTGGCCCCAGGGCCCTGCACGACTGGGGCCTTCACAGCCCCATGCCGAGCGCAACGTCTGTGACGTTCGGCACTTCGCGCAGTCGTTACCGGGTCGCTGGATCTCCTGGACGTACGGCCAGAACGCAGCGGCCCTCAGTCGTTTCCCTCCTCCTCGCTCACCTGTGAGAGCTCCCACATCTGCTCGCCGATTTTACGCAGCGCCAGGCGTGGGAGGAGAGCGATGGCCGCTGCTGTCAGCCGAGTCAGTCCAGACGGAGCGATCTCGGTGCAGACAGACGGCCAGTCGTCCAGGTTCTCGACGTCGTCGATACATAGGCAGGCCAGCTCCACATGAGCGCGGGCCATCGCTGGCGCGATCTCAAATCGGTTGTCACTCGGGTACTCGATCCCGCCGTCGTCGTCGAGTGTTAGGCCAGCGTGTTGGAACGCCTGCGCCGACTCCTCGGGCGTGGGGTAGTGACACCACGCGATGATTGGGGCGTCTGGATCGCTGCTGTCGAAGTGGATCTGAGTGCGGCCACCGTAAAGCCGTGTAAGGTCGAAGCCTGCCATGTGTGAACCTCCTGGGGACGGGGAGTTGGGTGTTAGTGTTAGCCGCGAGCAATGCGCGCGGTAGTTGGTGTGGTGCTGGTCTGATCGTCGAAGAACTGGAACGTGGCATCCCAGTACTGGGTTGAACCAACGTCGGCCATTCCAATGGGGTCGCCGACTGTGGCCCATCCTTCAATCACGACGACAGCGCCAGCAGCGTTCCCGATCTGAAGCAGGAGTCGGGCCTTCGTGCCCGTCTTCTGCCACGTCTCGAGAGGCACCTTGTTTTTGTCACGGAACACGACTTGCAGTGTGCTGGCTCGCTCGCGCACAAAGTAGCGCACGCCGTTTGAGCAAGCGTCTCTGATCTCCTGGCGTCCGTGGCCCAGGTCGAAGCTGAAGCTGTTCAGACACATCTCGGTGGTGCCGAAGTAGGCTGACGCGACAGTGACGCCGATCGGGTTCTTCGCGAGCTGGGTGCCGTCGAGGGTCACAGCGTCTGTAACGAGCCACGTCTCACCGTCCCAGTCGACTGCGAACAGTGCGATCTCGCCGAACGTTGCTGACATGCCGATGTTCAGGACACAGCCCGCAGCCTCGATGAGCTGGTCATCCTGAAGGAACAGCATGGTGACGCTGCGGTGGCCAGTGTCGTCCGGTGTGGTGACCTCGAAGCCAAAGACTTCGTCGAGGTCGTCGGGTTCCTGGCTGGCTGCTGGTGTGACAGTGATGTTGTCGGGTGTCGATGCTGTGTCGACTGCTGTGACACGTCGCGCCTCGCCGTTACACATCACAATGTCGTTGACGCTGAAGCCCGAAGCGTCGGCTACGTCCCACCGTGTAGTGGTGCTGCTGCCGCCGCTGATCAGTGTGCCAGCGTACGAGTCTTGTGAGCCGAAGCAGGCCATGAGCTGACTGTACCGGTCGAGCGTGTAGGTGTCGCCGTTGCCCAACTCCTGTACGAGCCCCATGACCTCGACGTCGGTCGAGCCGTTGTTCAAGTTGATGCCCTTCACCGGGCTGGCCTTGTCGAGACCCAGCCGGTGGAAGTCGCGCTCGAGGTTCTCGGTGGTGGGTGCGATCGTGAAGTTGGACGCGGGCAGTGGGGCCAGTACCCAGATCACGTTACCCGACGTCATAGCCGAACTCAGCGAACTGCCGAGGGTAAATGTCGCGGTGCCGCCTGACTCCGTGAAGTCGGTGATCGTGTGGAGGTCGCCCGCTGCTGAGCCGTCGACGACGTAGAGCTGACAGCCGTTAAACAGGTCGTCAGGTGCGTTTGCCAGTGCGGCGTCGTCGCGCCCTGATCCGCCAGTGCTCACAGTCACGCTAGTGCCGCTCCCTGTGGCCACTTCAAATTTTACGTTCTTGGTGCCCTGGCTGACCTCTGGTGTGAACGCCACCAGGCTTACCGCCTTCGACACGTTGGGGAAGCTACTCGTCGTTGTCGCCATCGTCGTCTGACTCCTCGATCTCTACGGCCTCTTCGGGCTCGGGTGTTGGGGTAGGTGCCAGATCGTCGGCGGGTGCCGCTGGCTGCGTTGGTGTTGGTGCGGGCTGATCGTTCGGCCCTCGTCTGATCCTGCTCATCGCTGTTACTCCTGGTATCTGAGCTTGAAGCGCCACACCCACAGCCTCAGCCTCGGGTTGTTCGGCACGTCGACGCGCCGTGGCTCCTCGAAGTCGAAGACGAACCCGTAGGTGAGCCCGGTGTAGTGCAGGCTCTCGCGTATTGCTCGCGCCCTGGTGTCGGCTGTGATCGTGCTGGCTGTCTGGTCGTTCCCCATCAGGGTGCTGACCTCGAGTTCAACCTGGCAGTACCAGGCGTTCGCGTTCAGCGAGAGCTCGGGCCAGGGGTTGCCGACAGAGTCCACCTTCAGCTTGTAGTGGCCGTCGATGCTCGTCTTAGAGGACGCGGCCAGTGTGAACTCGCGCTTGTCGGGGTCCTCAGTCAGCGACAGCCCATCGAGTCGAGCCTTCACCTCGGTTATGGCCTGCGTCAGACTCACCGGATCAGCTCCCCAGCGCCGAACACGCCGTACTCTCGAGGATCTGGGTTGCGATCGTCGTCTCGGTTTAGACGGACGAACGACAGCGCCGTGTCGAGCGCCTGGAAGGCGAGCTCGCGATACTGCGTCGCTTTGAGCTCGTCCTCGGTGCCGACTGCCATCATGATCGCCCGGTGGATGTGGCTGACTGTCAGTAGCTCGCACGCACTGGCTAGCTGCTCCGGGTAGAGCAGATTGCCTGGGTACTCACCGAGCCGAGCGTAGAGGATGTTCCCGAGCTCGGTCCACGCGCCGTCGAGGTACGCGGCCAGCGTAGCGCCAGACGGGAGCAGGTTGGTGAGGTACGGGTAGCGGCTTGCGAAGTCACTTTCGCTGATCGGACGCCTGAAGCGCCGAAGCACCACCTCGAAGTAGAAGTCTTCGAGCCGGGTGACTGCTGAGCCATCGACAAGGGACCACACCGCGCGATACCTGCCGAGCTCGAACGACGCCTCGGGCCAGGTACGCGAGTACGACGCCAGCGAGCCCGAGACTGTCACTGCTGTAGCAGGTACTATCTCGCTGCTGCCGTCGTCGTAAATCGTGATCGTGCCGCTGGCCAGCGTGATCTCAGCGCCGGTGTCGGGGTCGACGTGCCGGATCTGAAGTGTGCTCGTTCTGTCCTGTATCGCGACTGGGATCATGGTTCACCTCACGCCAGTGGCCAGTCGAATTCAGCCGCCCAGCGACGGATCACCGGGCTTGGGTGCTGCTTCGATTTGGGGTAGAGCTGCTGTGACACCGCCTCGAGATCGCCGAGCTCCTCGTAGAGCTCGCGTGCCGCTCGGGCCTTCGCTGTCTCGCGGGGTGGTGTAGATTGGGTAGCCGCCAGTGGGTCGGCTGCGATGGGTGCGTTAGGTGCGGGCTGTTCGGCCTGCTCCTCGCTCACCTCTCGCAGTCGCCCACGCGCGGCTTCGTTCGCGGCATCCGGGCCATAACAGAGCAGCGCATGAATCGCACGATCAGCCGGTAAGAACGTGGCCTTCGTGATCGTGTCGAACTTGCGCTTGTTGCCCATGCTGCCGCGTTCCAGGTTGACTGGCTTCCCAGTCGGTTCGACACGAAACACACCACCCACACCGGGCCTGCCACGCTGAGGATCGCCCACCACGAACGAGACAAGCTCGGCCTGGTAGGGTTGGGGCAGTGCACAAATGTCAGTGGCTCGTAGCCTTGGTGACTCGGCCCACATCGCCATTATGGCCTCACGCTCCTGCTCGCCACGCATCTGGAAGAACGTGGGCCTGTCGTGAGGTCGTAGGGCGAGTAGATCGTCGAGTAAGCTGTCTAAGTGTCTCATGTCGGTTACCTCCTGGGGACGGGGAGTTTAGGGTTGTTGAGTGCGCCGTGTGGCGCGTGCTTACGCTGTGGTGTTCTTCACCTTCACGGTGAGATAGAACGTCTCGCCGCTGAGGTTGGTAGTGGCGCTGACCTCGGTGCCACCGCTAGCGTACGCGATGACCTTGTCGTTGTTGCCGTCGAACTCGCCGATGTAGCCACCTGTGGCCGACACGATGCAGTAGTCCATGTCTGCGGCAGCGACGCCGAGATCGGCTTCGATGTCGGCAGCGAAGCCACCGGTTGCGTAGCTGGCTGGGCCAGCGATAGAGCCACGGACCTCGGATCCGCCTGCTACCTGATCGCCGAGCTTGCGGCCTTTCAATACTGTGATCGCCATGATCAGTACTCCTGTAGAGATAAAGGATCACGCGTCCCTGAGGAGAGTGACAGTCCGCAGAGTGACAGTGTCACAGAGCGACTCGCGTGATCGTGTTGGGTGTGTTATCAGGTCGCGAGGTTGATGATCGCGCCGAAGTTACGGGGGTTGGCACAGACGAGCTGACAGTAGGATTTCAGGAAGAGAGCCTTGCTGTCCTTCCCGGTCTCCACCTGCTCGATGCCAACGGGAACGCCCTCGTGAAGCACTTCCTGGTCGGGGTCGACGGGCATGGTGTCCTGGGGAGTGTGATCGAGGAAGTGGAGGCTGAGATCGTCCAGATTGCAAAACCATATCTCGTCGGTGGTAGCCGACTGACTGAGCGAGGGGATGATGTAGATCGGCAGGTCCACCAGGCCGTCGACGTAGCGAGGCTCGACGCTGGTTCCGCCCATGCCACCGGGGGTGTAGCGAATGTTGGAGGAGTAGAGCGCGGTGAACTTGGGCCACTGGGTAGAGGACATCCAGATCTCGGAGTTAGGCCCAATGCCGTTGTTGTCGTAAAGCAATTTCGCGATCGTCTCGAGGTTGGAGGACGCCAGGCTTGCGCTGCTCGCGTCGTCGATCCGAGCCTGCCAGTAGGAGGAGGTCGACTGGTTGATGCCTGCGTAGGTGTTCGAGGTCGACATGAAGGCTTTCACGCCAGTGATCACCTTGCTGCTGTTCGCGGTGCCGTCGCCGCTGAGGTCCTTTTCGATCTGGCTGATCAGGGCCTTCAGCTTGGCTTGGAACTCGAAGTTGAGGGCGTTGACGTTGCCGCGAGCTGCTGCACGGGCGACGCGCACAAGGTTATCGAACTCCATGCTGATACCGTAGCGCTTCCAGGGAAGCGACGCGGTAGCGAACGAGGGAGCCACGCTGCTGGGGTAAGAGTCAGATCCGCCGTAGCTGGACGCGGTGAACGCGGTGGTGTGAACACCCCATTCTTTCGCGTAGCGGTCGCTGATGTCGTTGCTGCCGATCACGACGCGGCCTTTGGCTGCGAGCCTGCCCATGATCGAGTTCTCGGGAATGAGCTGGTTGCCTGGACCGTACTCGGTGAACGCCTTCGCAATCACAGCGCCGTACTTGTCCAGCAGGATCGCGCTCAAGTCAGTGAATGTCGTAGTTGCCATCTGGCCACTCCTGTAGTTTGCGTCCTGCTGTCAGGACAGTTAGAAACGCACGCCACGCACCGCCCGAGCGAACGCGGCTTCCGCGCTCTTCCAGTCGGTCGGCTGTGTCGTGCCGGGTGAGTTCATGTCAGTTCGTTTCACCGGTGGTGCCGGTGCTTTGGCCTCGTCGGCCTTGGGTGAGATCTTGCCGGCCTTCATGAGCGCCGTGTAAATTTTCGCCTGGGCGATCATGTCGTCGCCTGCCAGCGCCTCGACCAGTGCGCGATCGTCGTCGCCTAGCGTGTCGAGATCGGCAGTGATTCGGGCCTTCAGCGCTTCCTCGGCTGGGTGTGGCTCGCTCGCGGGCTCGGCTGTTTCAACGGGTGCGGGCTCGGGTTGCGCCGGTTGGAGTCGTTCCAGTGCTGCTGCGACTGCTGCTGTGATCCGGGCGTCCAGGTCCTCGGGTGTTGCCTCGGTGGCTTCGGTAGCTTCGGGCTGCTGGGCCTTTGTGGCCTGCTCGATAGCCTGCTCAATCGGTGTGGCCTCGACTGCGGGTGCTTCGGTAGCTTCGGGTGCTGCGGGTGCCTCGATGGCTGGGGACGTTTCCATCAGGTTCTCCTCTTTAGGGCTCGGGTGAGTGCGTCTGCCTGCACCGCTCGGAGCGTTCGCAGGTCGCGGGGTGAGACGCCAAACCAGGGCGAGATCCGCTGGTTCTGGCGGGCTTTCCTCTGGCTGGCTACGTCAGCAAATCGGATCACGACAGTGACACCAGTCTCGCTGGCGTTCAGCTCTTGGGTAAGTGAGCCCAGCATCCTGCCTGAGTAGGTGAGGTCGCGGTTGTCGACCTGTCGACCTGTCGCTGCCCGCTCGATTCGGTAGCTAGGGCTGTAGGGTGGCATCTTCTGGTCGTAGACGCCGAGCCCCTGGGCCACTCGCTGTCGCAGGTTTACGATCTGGGCCTGCCCGATCGCCTGCCCTACCTCGAGCGCGACGACGCTGAGGCGACTGTCGACGATCTGCTTGAGTTTGCTGCTGAGTGCCATTAGCCCCTCCTCGCTGCGCCCCAGGCGGCATCGTTGTAGTCGCTGGCGGTGGCCAGGGTGAGCCCCTGCTCACGCACGATCGACTCGTTTACGGGGATCAGGCTGTGGCGACAGTTGTAGCCGCCACAGTAGACAGTAGGGTTAAGCCCCTGGGCGTTCGGTGTGTTGGCGAGCGCTGACTCTTCCACCACGAGCCCGGCCAGTGCGGCACAGTAGGGCCTCGCGGCTGCGTCGTCTGGCCCTGCGTACAAGTAGAGGATTGCGCCTGACTCGGTGACGAGCTGCGCGGCTTGCTTCGACACCTGGCGCTGTATGCCAGCTAGCCCGGTGTTGACGAGCGTGTTGATTTGGGGCACAGGAAGCAGCGCTGTGAGCGCCTGCTTCGAGATTTGGCCTGTCTGGTACAGCCTGAGTCCTGTGCGTAGGTTTGGCTCTGCTAGGCCAGCGAGGTGAGCCAGTGACCGCTGGGCGAACGACTGGCCCACGAGCACAGCCCGTCGACTGATCGGGCCAGTCAGGGCAGCGTCGATCTGGTAGGCTGAGCCGAACGCGGACAGCGTCTGATCGGCGGCACGTTTTAGCGTGCGGGTGGCGGCTGTGTAGATACCGCCAGCACGGAACGCCTCCACAAGAGACGCTCCACTGAGGAGGGCATCGAGCACTGCCGAGACGCGCCGTCCAGATAGGGCGAACGCGCCGGTGGTTAGAATCCTGTCGAGGACGCCTGGACTAATCATACGCCCTCCTCCAAGTCGAGCGGGATCTCAAAGGAGGGCTGTGCTGCCGACTCCTCGAGGATCTCGAGCTCAATCTGCTCAATCTGCTGCTCGCTGCGGTCCGTCATCCGAAGCGCTTCGGAGCGGCTGACAATGCCGGCGCTGTACTGCTGGGTTGCGAGGTTGGACAGCTCCGCTGGATCGCGTCCGGGTCCTAGCTCGGGGTAGGTGATTTGGAGTGAGCCATCGGGCATAGCCGGGCCACCTTCGAGTGGCACAGTCACGGCAGCGACGCGCCACATCTCACGCTCCCACAGTCGCCATAGCTGGCGCTGCTGCTCCCACTGTTCCTGGAGCCCGTAGAGTTTCAGCTTGAGGGCGTAGCCACTCTGGGCTTGCTCGGTGCCGCGTGCCACTTCCGGTTTGATCCCGTACAGTTGGAGGATCGACTCGACCTTGGTGAGAAGGGCGTCCAGGTAGGCGGTGAGGTTCGCTTGCATGTCGAGAACCTGGGCTGACGCCGTCGGCCCTGACAGCAAAAGCGTGGAGCTCGGATCGCTTGCTAGCTTCGCCGTCTTCGAGCGGTCAGAGCCCTCGGTGCGGATGGCGAGCTGTTTAAACGACTGTAGGTGTCTGAGGTGGTGCCAGTCCGTCATGGCGACGCCGAGCTGTAGCGTGGCCTGGTGGAGCCCCTCAGCCTCGTGCCAGTGCCAGAACGTAGCGCTGGGATACTGAGCGTGCGAGCAGACGTAGGGGATCACACCGTAAGGGTTGGCCCGCTCCTCGTTCGGTGTGCGGATCGTCCAGTCGCGGTTGAGCTCGTAGTGCTCGTCCCGCGTCCACACTGTGAACCCGATTACGTCACCCCGGCTGTTGGTGTCGCTGATCACGACAGCCTTCAGTTTCAGCCTGTCGAGTTGGTCGGGCACTGCCAGGAATCTGTCAGCCGGCACCACGTCCAGGAGGAGGCGGTCGCCAGCCCAGAACGGCCGTACGAGCGCCTCGCCCTGGTAGAACGTCAGTTTGCACGCGAGGTCGAGAGCAAGATCAACCTCGGCCATTGGAGCCAGGAGTGTGTCGCCGATCATCCGGTGGACTGGGCGACTGTAGATTGCTGCGATCGTGTCTGTCGCCCAGCGGAGAATGTTCATGCTGGTATCGGCACGGCTCAGCAGCTTGTCGGCGTTCTGCGGCAGGAACTGCTTGAGCACCTCATCACGAAGCTGCTCGTACCAGTCGTGCTGGTACACCTCACGCCTAGCGAGGCACTTGGTCCGGCGCTTCCTGCTGTAGCCCCATTCCTTCCGTAGATAGTCAAGATCCAGTGGCATCAGAACACCTCTATCCCTCTGCCCACTGGGGCGATTAGATGGTTGACGCCGTAGCGCAGACAGTCGAGGACGTGATCGAGTTCCCCGTCTTTCCGGTAGGTGCGGCCCTCGCGCTTCTCGTCTTTCTCAGCCCGAGCGAACGCCCGGACGATGCCGCGAGGACTGGCCGATTTCTCCGACAGGTGCGAGTCAATGTACAGTTTCGGCGAGCCCTCCACAGGACGGAGAAGCGCCCGGAGGTGCTCAGTGCCGACACCAACGCTCCGCATGACTGGATCGTGGCTGTACTCGACACGGAAGCCCGCGCCCTCGAGCACCTCCACGTCTCGACGTCCCGTCTGTATGTCGCGGTTTGCCCCGGCTGGGTCGATGTACGCGACACCAGGAAGCCAACCCCGGCGCTGTAGGTCGTATCGGATTTCCCAGGCGAGCTGATAGGTGGGGCAGTCGTTCGGCAGGAACTCACCGACGATGTGGATGCACTCGGTGTTATCGCCGTGGATCGGACAGCGGCTGTCACGGTTGAACCCTTGCAGGTAGACGACAGCGGGCCTCCTCACACCGAGGTCGATCGCGAGATCCACAGTAGCGTTCGTGCCGGGTGTCAGGCCAGGGCAACAGTGGATCGCGGTGTCGAACTCGGGGAACACTTGCCCTTCACCGATGCCCCACTCACCGCCAGCGTATTGACGGTAGAGCGCTTCGGAGTAGGAGCGCCTGAGCGCTGCGTCGTACTCGGCTGGAAGGTAGGGGTTGTCGGCTGTGCTGGCGTTGTGGTCGGCGTAGCCAGTTTTGGCCTCACCCCACACGTCGTACAGCCAGTTCATCGACGGGGTTGAAGTAACGACGATCGAACGGTGCTGAGCTGACGGAGCACGAACGCGAGCTATGAGAATCTGCCACGCCTCGCGGGACCAGTAGCGGCCCTCGTCACCCCACGCCCACGCGAGGTTTGCGCCTTCAAGCGTGTCAGGGCGGTCGGCGCTGCCGTAGTACACTCGAGAGCCGTTCACCAGTTGGAGGTAGCGTTCGGATTTGGCCTGGCGTGCGAGGAGTGGCTTGGGTAGGAGTTGGACAAACGTCCGAAGCGTGGTGCGGTGTAGGATGCCCCAGGTAGGAGCGACGATTAGCCCGTCGCATTGTGGGTTGGCGATGGCGAGCCGGATCGACTCGGCGGCACCGGCTAGAGTTTTCCCAGAGCCGACGCCACCACGGAGCAGCCGATAGGGCGTGCGGTCGTCGTGGAAGCGTCGCTGGTGGGGGAGAGGCTTATAGGGGATCGTGCAGTTGAGCACGGGCCTGGGTTGGAGTTGGGGTGCTGCGCTACTCATCGAACGACACCACGATCTGGGAGACGGTTGGCGTCTGGTCCTGCGGCTGTAGTCGCTGAATCGCAGCGGTGAGAGAGTTGAGGGCTTTCGTGAGGTCAGCCATTTCCTGGGCGTCGTCCAGGCTGGCGTCAACCTTAGAAATCGCTTTGAGGCTCGCGCGCTTAGCTCGTGTGACGATCTGCGTCGTGAGGTCGGCTGTCTGCTGCTGGGCTTGGCTGGCGATCCAGACGTCGAAGGCGGCAGCTCGGGCCACCCAGTCATGTTGTCGGCTCCACTCTTGCCAGTGCCGAGGTCTTGCCGATTTTTTGCCGATGTCGTGGATCTGCTGATAGGCCAGATCGATCGAGCGCTGAGAGCCCAGGTGCAGGTATGCACAGAAAGCCTCGAAGGCTTTGGCCGTCTCGCCGTCTTGCCTGTGCCACTCACGCTGTCCCATGTCATGTGCCCTGTACCCTATGCTGGTAGGGTATACGTTGCACACCACAGCATGTGGCGTCAAGTTTTTTTTAGCCTGGGCTAAAACTGGAACGTGTGTTGGTCACGTGGGCTTGGTCTGCGCTCGAGGTCGTAACGGACGTACCATCCGAAGGTGCGGTCCTCCCACACCACGAGGTAACGCGGGATCGTGGGGCAGCGAGATCGGCGCGGTGCTTTCGGAGTGAACGTCTCCTGGACAACGCCGTTCAGACACTTGCCACCCGGAGTGAACGGACGCCGCGAGCGCACACGATCGCCAGGCTGAAACGCCTCGGATTGCTGACGCTGGAACAGGTACTCGGCGATCATGAGCCACCTCCAAAGAGCGAGAGCTGACCGGGCAGCACGTCCGGGGCTTTTTTGGCTGGGCGGTTGGCTGGCCGCTGTGACCAGTGCGCGATGCGAGCCTGTGCGATCTCGAGATACTCGGGCTCGCGCTCGATGCCGACGAAGTCAAACCCTTCCAGAGCGGCTGCGATGCCCGTGGTGCCGCTGCCCATAAACGGGTCAAGCACGGTGCTTCCTGGTGGGGTGACGAGTCGGACGAGGTAGCGCATCAGGGCGATCGGCTTCACGGTCGGGTGTATGTTTCGGCGCGGTGTCTGATCTCGCTGGTAGGCGGTGTCGTTGGGTGCAGTGCGTCCGTCGCTGACAGTCGCAGGCTCTCGATGTTTTAAGCCTGCCGATCGCTCGGCCTGGGAGGCCTTGGCGCAGTAGAAGAACCGGGCCGCGCTGCCGCCGTTGTCGTTATGACCTCTCAGGCTGTTGCTTGATTCGTTGCGCCCGCTGCCTTCGATCTCCGAGAACGGAGATCGACCCATAGTCCCCTTCATTCTAGCTCGCCCCTTCTCCGCCGCAGGGAACATCCGCACCACCTCGTCGCTGCCGTCGTGGATCAGGTTGGCAGGCCATCGGCCAGACACTGACCCCACCCGGCACCCGTCCACGTTGATCGCGCCGGTGCCGAACTGCTGAACGTTGGCTGCGACAGTGCCGATCAGCGGCTTACGTGCCACGGTGATTGGCTCGAGCGCAGGCTTTAGGGCAGTGCCCCAGCCCTCCCACTGTTTCGCGGCTTCGGTGGCGGGGGCGGTGATGTCCCATGTTTCATAGACGGTAGTGGCTCCCATCATTGGCAACGCCGACTTTCCAGCGGTGCTGCGTGCCTTAGTGTCTGACCCCACCACCTCGCGCTCCTGCCAAGCCTTGCCCGGTTGCCCTTTGGGGGTGTTGAGCGTGTAGATCAATTCGCGGATGTCGTCGGGCACGTCGCTAAGCGTCACACCAAGGATTTGGAGGAGTGGCGGGATCTGCTCTATCGTTGGGACACTCGGCTGACTGCCCGAACTGGTCCAATGGCCAGCCATGCCATTGAAGCCGAACGCAAGATCGATCTCGCGATTGGTGACGTTGGCCGCGTCACGCGTACGCCGTATCCACTCGGTGACGCGATAAACCTGGGCTTGGTCGTGTCGCTGCCGGTCGATCGCCTTCGACACGTCAAGCGACTTTGGGAAGCCGGATCCGTACACCCACGCGATCATGTCTCGGATCTCGAAGCCCGCGTCCTCGATGTTTACGCACATCCGGTGTTGGGTTCGAGTCCCAGCGAACGCCAGTAGGTGCCCGCCCGGTTTCAGAACGCGGAACACCTCGCGCCACAGGTCTACGCTTGGAACGTCGTAGTCCCAGCGTTTACCCATGAACGCAAGCCCGTACGGTGGATCAGTCACCACGGAGTCGATCGACTCAGCAGGCAGCGATTGCAGCACATGCAGGCTGTCGCCTAGTAGTAGCCTCATGGCAGCACCGCGATCACGAGCGTGAACAGCACGATCGTAGCCACGAGGACGAACGCGAGAGCGATCAGGAAAATCGCTGCTGTCGTCTCACTCAGTCGGTTCACTGTCGGCCTCCTCTGTCTCAGTGTGCCGCATGTTAAACGCGGCCAGCCTGAGCTTGGTCGCCGCGTAGTACAACTGCCTGTGCTCTAAGAGAAACTTCGTTTCGTCGACCTCCTCTAGCAGCGCTAACACCTGTCGGTGTACGTCGGCGACTCGGTCACTCAGTCGGTTCACGGCTGGCCTCCTCCCTCTCGAGTTTCAGCGCTTGGTTCGCGAGGTCGCCGATCGTTCGTCGCACGACTAGGACGCGGTGAGCTGCCCGGAGCGTTCCGACTCCGATCAGTTGGTGGTAGATCTGCTGTAGCTCGCGAGCCTCTCGGTGTAGTCGCTGGCTCAGTTTTTCGGGTGTCACGGTAGCACCTCCACGGTGACGAGGGCGAAGCCTCGCTTGTTGGGGTCGAGGCTGCACCGTGTCAGGTGGAGTTCGTCGACCTGTTCGTCGTCCAGCCAGACGCCCGCTCTCGTCAGGGCATCCAGCACGCATTTCGTCCGGTTGTCTATGTCCCATTTTCGCCGGTTGGGTGGGTGGAGTCGGATCGAGACGCGCACCCGCTCCTCACACACGACAGGCCAGGAAGAGCAAAGCTGGTCGTGGATGGACTCCACGGCAGCGGTGTACCACTGATTTCCTTTCGCGGTCAGGTAGGTGCGACGGTTGCCACGCTTCCAGATGTGATTCACGGTGGGTGGCCAGGGCAGCCCAAGCTCGAGACGTTTCGTCATCGTCGACCTCCTAAAACGCCAGCAGCGAGTTCAGCCTGGTGGTGCTGTCTCGCTGCTGCGCCTCCGCTCCGCCTGTTCACCGCTACTGGACCGCCGCAAACTACACGAGTAGCGGCCAGCCGAACAGGGCGTGTGACACAGGAGAAGGGGGCCAGTGTACGCCAGGAGTCTGTGAGTGTCCAGTGTGCTGTCATTGTGGCCCCCTGGCTGTGCTGGTGTAGCCACGAAACAACCAGTAGCGTCCGTCGATCCAGTGCGCTGGGACGTGCCGTTCACCGGCCTCCACACGGGTATAGAATGACTCTGCGAGCCCGAGACGTTCGGCCATTGTGCGGGCGTCGATCCCTTGCTCGTGTCGGATCCGTCGTAATTCTGCTGGTGTGAGTTTCATCGTCGACCTCCTCTTTTCGCGTTCGCCACCTTCCACAGTGTGCCCGGCTGTGGGTTCGGCTTGCGGGTATGGCGGGTGAGCTGCCCGCTCTCGGTGCGGAACCAGTAGTCCAGCACCATGCACCCACGGCGCTGGCAGTAGCGTACCTCTGTCTTGACGTGCTGCTGTGTCACTGTGTCTCTCCTCTAACTAAATGTCTGTCGTGTGCGGTCGAATCGGATGTAGGCCTCGGCGGGTGCTTGGCCTTGTCGCTGTTTATCAATGAGCACCATCTCCTGGCCGTCCTCCTCGTGTAGAAAAAGGATCGCGTCGGCGTCCTGCTCGAGCTGGCCCGTCTCTCGAAGGTCGGCCTTCGTGGGCCTGGGGTTGGGGTTACTCCTCGACACTCTCTTCTCGATCCCACGGTTCATCTGGCAGAGGAGAAGCACGGGGATCGAGAGTTCCTTGGCGAGTGCCTTGAGCTGACGGGAACAGTCAGCCAGCTCCTGCTCGCGGCTGTGGTACTCGCCCACTCCGCTGAGGAGCTGAAAATAGTCTACGATCAGGAGGTTGAGTGGCTTCTTGCGGTGCCACTGTCGCACCTGGGCCCGGATCTCTCCGATCGTCTGCTCGGCGCTGTCGTCCAGGCATAGATCCCAGCCCGCCATCCGTTCAGTGGCTCGTGTGAGGCTGTCGTATCGGCTGACGTCGATCCCGCGTTCGCGGCGCATGTCGGCTGTCGAAACACCTGACATGCTCGAGAGCCACCGCATGGCGAGTTGGGTAGACGCCATCTCGAGCGAGACAAACCCGACACGCCCGCCCTCACTGAGGAGATGGCGTGCCCACTGCAACGCGAACGCGGTTTTTCCCTGACCTGGCCGTGCAGCGAGCACCACGAGATCGGGAGGTAGCACCACGAGGAGCTTGTCGAGTTGGGCGAGTCCCGATTTGACTAGCCCGGCGGCGCCGTACTGGTACTCTTTGATTGCGTCCCAGGTGGCGCCCAGGATCGTGTGCATGGTCTGGGGCTCGGCGGGTGCTCGGTTGGCCTCCTCCTCTGCGGCCTGGGTCAGCAGGTCGAGAGCGTGGCTCGCGGTGAGTGCAGACGTGACGTCGTGGTGTACGCGAGCCGTAGCCAGCCACACCGAGCGACGCCGAAACGCGTCTTCCACTAGGCCGGCGTAGTAGGTAGGCCCGATCGCGGTGACGTGGTCAGAGAGTTCCGTCACGTACGGCAGGCCACCAAGATTATCGATCCACTGGGCAGCGACGGTGACCACCGTTCCCAGGTCGATCGAGCCGTGCTCGCGGTGCGCGGCAGCCATCGCCCTCCAGACGTACTGGTGCCTAAAGTCGTAGAAATGCTCGGGTGTGAGCCTGTCGCTGAGCTCGGGCCAGTGCTCGGGCTGTAGCAGTAGCCCCCCTAGCACGTGCCGCTCAGCCTCGACGGCGCTGGGCGGCTCTAGCTTCAGGTGCGAAATTTCGCGATCTGCTGTTCGAGTAGCCACTCTATGTCCTCCTCTGTGTGGGTGTGGTGTGTCGCTCTGTGGGTTGGTGTGTCGCTGGCTGGCTCGGGTGCTCGCTCAGGAGCTCGAGCGTGGGGCTTCAGCTCGCCCTCGCGGGTGAGGAGCTGCGCGACGTAGCCCCAAGGAAATCGGGCGCGGTGGATTGCCTCCCAGATCTCCGGGCTAATCTCGCTGGGCTGTGTGCGTGCGAGAAACACCTGGAGTCTGTCACGGACTGCCGATTTTACGCGCTGCGGTGCGCTCCGCTGATGTGGTGCGAGCGCCTGAACCCAGCGGGCTGGCACCTCAACCGATCGGTGCTGGGTTTTCGGTGCGGGTGGCCTGGTGACTGCGGCTCGGTAGCAGTACGAACGCGGGCCAGCGCTGACGCGCTCGAGCAATCCGAGCTCCACTAGCCCCTTCAGGGCGCGCTGTAGCGAGCGAGCCGAGCCCGCGAAAATCGAGGTCAGCGCCTGGGTGGTGGTGTCAGCGTTCGGAGCTGACCACACATACAGGGCTATCGCAAACTGCTGATCGCTCAGTGTGCCTGCTGTGTAGAGTGCTGCTAGTCGTTTCATCGCTACCTCAATCTGGGTGTGCGCGACCGCCAGGGAGCAGTCGCACACCCTTAGATCTACTCTCTCCGTAGGAGAGAGTCTTCTTTAGAACATCGCAAGTCTTAGGCCAAGATCGGGCCATCGTCGGATCTGTCGTCACTGTGGGCATGATCGGCGCCTCCTCGGCTCGGTTTTGGGCGAGTCAAACGACAGTCAGACGACAGTCACGCGACAGGCCATTTTCTAAGCCCCTGTTCTCACAGGGA